AAAGCAGGATATTATGATGATTATGTTGGCACAATACAGATTTTACAATTAGGATCACTTGACGGTGAAGGCGATAGAGATGTACCGACATATGGTATAGAAGCAATAGAGTGTTATCCTGAAACAGTTAGTGCGATTGAATATAATTATAGTTCTAGTAATCAAATAGTTAAAGTAACTGTAGGATTTCAATACAAACAATGGCACAATCTTGCAACTGATAAAATTGCAGGCATGACGTTTGGTTCGTCTAACCAAACTCATCATGATATAGCACAACCAGACAGAGGATTACTTGGCAAACTACCACCTGAATTACAAAGGGCAGGTCGTGAAGTATTTAATTCAGCCAAAAATCAAATACCAATAGGAAGATTGTTTAGAGGGAAATTATTCCCACCTTTCTTCTAGAATACATAATATTATATTATAAGGAGAATAAATTATGGCACTACCAAAACTGAATACTCCGACTTATGAGTTGGAAGTTCCTAGTACAGACGAAAAAATAAAGTATCGTCCGTTTCTAGTAAAAGAAGAAAAGATTTTATTGATGGCAATGGAATCTGGAAAGAATGAGGATATTGTTTCAGCAGTAAGAGATATTGTAACTGCTTGTACATTCAATAAAGTAAACTTAGGTAATTCACCTATGTTTGATGTTGAATATATATTCTTAAATATAAGAGCAAAGTCTGTGGGCGAAGTTTCTAAACTGAAACTATTATGTCCTGATGATAAAAAAACTTATGCTGAGACAGAAATTAATTTAGCAGAAGTTCAGGTGCAAGTCGGAGACGGCCACACCAATAAAATTGAATTAACAGATGAAATGGGTATGATTATGACATATCCTACTATTGATTCATTTATGGAAATGGGTGTGCAAACAATTAATGCTAGTAATATGTTAGATGTTATTGGTGCCTGTGTTTTACAGATATATGAAAAAAATGGTGAAAAAGTTTATCATGCTAAAGACCAAACTAAAAAAGAGTTAACGGAGTTTATTGAACAATTGAATACACAACAGTTTAAGAAACTTCAAAAGTTTTTTGATACTATGCCTAAATTAAAACATGAAATTAAGGTAAAGAATCCTAAAACAAAAAAAGAAAGTAAAGTTACTTTACAAGGACTAAACGATTTTTTCGGATAGCCCTTTCACATGATAGTTTAGAGAATTATTATAGTACTAATTTTTCTCTAATGCAACATCATAATTACTCTTTGAGTGATATAGAAAATATGATGCCGTGGGAAAGGGAGATATATGTTGATATGTTAGTTACTTACATAAAAGAAGAAAACGATAAGCAAAAACAAAGGGAAGCAAGAAATGGCTGAGGAAATAAAAGAAGTTAAAGTCGCAGAACCAAAACAAAAAATTAGTGTAGACCTAGAGGTAGATACTTCTATAAAAGATTTAGGTATAAACCCATATGCAAAACTAATTCATATGGCAAGAGCAGTTGACGCTTGGCGAATATTTCCTAGATTATTCTTAACAGTTTATATTGTATTGTTATATAAATGTGTAATATGGTATATGGACTTATCTGCTCCGACTATGGAACAGAGTGGGTTAATTAGTATCGTAGTTGGTGCTGGTGCTGCCTGGTTTGGTCTATATACAGGAACAAGTAAGAGTAAAAAATAATGTTTAGTGCAATAGAACTTCCTAAAATAAACACAGGTACAGATTTAGTTGTATCGTCAAGCAATATGATGACAACTACTGGTGGTGCGATTGCAAATGTTGAACCAATGTCACCTATGGATAGTTTACGTGCTGTCTTTGATGATATGAGATATGCTTTAGAATCAATAGCAGTAAATACACTAGAAACAAATAACTTATTACAAAGATTAGCACCTACATCAGCAGAAAATAGAGACGAAAAAATTAATGATGGTGAAACTGATACTCAAGGTAATGAGAATCCTCCTGATAAGGGTGGTACTGGTTTTCTAGACAAATTAAAAAGTCTTAATCCTTTCAAAGAGGGATTAGGTACTTTTGGTAAGTTTGCGATAGCAATTGGTGCTTTAGTTGGTCTCAAACTGTTTGGTGAAAATTTAATACCAAGTATAGCAAATTTGTTAAAAGAAATTAAGTCAGGAAAACTTACAGCAACGATAAAATCAATTTATTTAGACCTCAAAGATAAAGTTTTAATAAAATTTGAAGAATTAAAACTAGCAATTGCAGATGTTATTAAAGGTGTTAAAACTGTAATCACAACAGTTAAAGATGTATATAAATCAATAACAGATTATATCAATACTTTTAATGTAGATGGTGAAGGCGCACTTAATGAGGATGAAAAGAAAGCATTACAAAAAGATATTGTGAAAAAAGTAAGTGGTTTTATATATGATACAGTTGGTGAAGGATTACTTGCTATTGCTTCAATATTTGGATTAGTTAAAGTCGCTCAGATTATGACAAGTATAAAAGGTTTAGGATTAGGAACCGCAGGTCTAAAAGCAGCTCCTGGCGCTGCAGGATTATTAGGTACTGCTGCTCTTGTAGCATTAGCCGCTGCTGGTATATACAGAGGTTATCAAAATGTTCAGTTTGCTCTGAATGATTCAATAGATAAAGAGACAGGTAAAGTAGACACCTCACAATTTGCTTCTAAACTACTTGCTGGTAGAAATGAAGAAGGTGGAATATTAAATGCAACAATTAATACTTTTGATAAAGGATTGATAGGACTATCTGCTGGTGCTATTATTGGTTTCTTATTAGGTGGTCCTCCTGGTGCTATTATAGGTGCAAGAATAGGATCATTAGCAGGAAGTGCTATTGGTGCTATTTCAGGATATATTGGTAGTGAATCGTTTGATAAAACTTTAACATCAATGGGAGATAACTTTACTACTAATATAGACAATATATCAAGTGCTGTAAAAGGTGTGCCATCAGCATATGAGGCTGACGAACAGGCACTTACGCAAGACTTAACCATCATGAATCAAGGACTTGAAAATTTAAAAGCACAAAAAGCACAGTTAGAATCTGAAGGTAAAAATACAAGTTTTTATGATAGACAGATTAAAAGATTAGAAAAAACTATTGAAAAACAAAAAATAAAAGTTGCAAATGTAGATGTTGCTTTAGCAGACAGAATGTCTGATGGTAAAGTAGGTGATATTGATGACCAAATTGCAGCCACAAATAAATTTATAAATGAAATGAAAAAAGATATGCTAAGTGGAGGTCAAGTAATTGATACCATATCAGGAGGACAGATTACTCTTGACCCACCGTCTCAAGCAGACCTTGACGCACAATTACTTATTATTGACGAATTAAAAAAGAAAAGACAAGAATTAATATTATCATATCAGAATACAGATACTATTGATACCTCTAATGCAGAAATAGTGCCTGAGAATATTGAAGATAAAGTGAAAAAAGCTATTACTACAAACGAAAGTAGTCCAGGTCATCCTGCTAATCAAAATGTTATGGCAAATGTAGGTAACACATATCAAAGTAATGCTAAAGGTGGAGATAATTTTATAACAGGAGGTCTTTCTTCTGGTGATAATTTTATGACAGCAGTTATGATGGCAAATAAAAATGCAAAAATGCAGACTTAGATGATATTCTTTCGTAGTTTTGTAATAAGTGTAGTTGCTGTTTGGTTTATATCTACACTACATTCAGGTGAGACATTAACCTCTTTGTTGTAGATGTTTTTCAGTCCAGATATCAAAGATAATATTTCTATCATCACACCATTTACGAGCAGAAGCAAACTTATCACGATTCATTTGATAAGTTTTCATTTCATATAATACAGTAGATTTCTTTTTACCTTTGCCACCAGCAGGTGGGCGTAAATCTTTAGAGGGTTTGACTTCAATCAGATGAGTTTTTGTATGACCATTCTTATCTTTTATCTTAATCAGAAAATCAGGAAAGTACCTACGCACCTTTTTAGTAGCAGTATCATAGTAAGGTATGACAACTTCTTCGCTCGCCCATTGTAATATACTTGGATTACCATCAAAGTATTTCATACACCTTCTCTCCCACATAGAGCGATAGATAATATTCTTACTATCTCCTGCATACTTACTAGGGTTTGTGGGTGTAAATTTACCCTTGTATTTCTGTGTTCGTTCTGACATATTGATATAAATAGTTATATAAGTATTTATTAGGAAAAACAATGAGTAAACTATTTTCAGCACTAAATGAATTAAGGACTAACATCTTTGGTGGACAAAGTTATGTTGGTGCTAATGCACCTGGGTCAAATATATCAATAGCAAGAAAATCAGCAATAGAACTGGCAGACCGTAGTCCTACGTCTAGACTAGACAATGATCCTTTATATTTTTCTAGTATATCATATCCTCATGACTTGACGGCTGATGGCACAAATGGTCACTATATGCTATTCTACATCAATGTACAAAACAAGACTAAGTTTAATTACAAAGGACCTGGTGGTGTTGATGTTGGTGGTAAATATGTATATCTAGCAAAAAAAGATGTTTCTAATCCTCATGTAGATATAAAAGCTGGTGATGAATTTATACGAAATGGTGCAACTAATAAAGTAAACTATCAAGACGAACTATCAAGAAGAAGAGGAAACAGTTATAACTCAAGCGATTTAATTGAGTTGTCTAGAGACAATAAAAAATTAAATGGTGCTCTTGTATCAGGTAATGCTTCTCAAGCAATGGCAGGAACAGGAAAAAAAATGACAAATAGAATTACAGATTCTATTGCTATCTATTTACCACCAAATGTTACTGACAATTATACTAATACATACAATGCAACTGAAACAGGTATACTAGGTTATTTAACGGCTTCAGGTGGTAAAATAACTGAAGCATATATGAATAATGACTTTACTACAGCCGCAGAAGCATTATTAGGTACAGGTGGTGGTGTATTCGAAGAAATGGCAAAGAATTTAGGGTCATCTATTGCTGAAATGATGACACAATCAGAGGGTGGTTATGAACTATTAAACAAAGTCTTTGGTCGTTCAACAAACCCATATCTAGAAGTATTATATGGTGGTCCACAATTAAGAACATTCACATATAGTTTTAAATTTGCACCTAAGAATCGAACAGAGAGAGATAATGTACAAAAAATTATACAAATGTTTAGATTTCATTCAGCACCTGAAATGAGAAACGACCACAATATGTTCTTAGGTCTACCATCAGAGTTTGATATTCACTATATGTACCAAGCTGCTGATGGTGTAGCAAGTGAAAATGCGTATTTTCCTAAGATTGCAACCTGTGTGTTACAGAGTGTTGCTACAAACTTTACACCAAATGGTGTGGTATCGCATGAAGATGGTTCACCAGTTATTATAACAATGGACCTATCGTTTCTAGAAACAGAAATGATTACAAAAGACCACATTAACGAGGGATTCTAATGAGTTATTTTAACTATTTTCCATTAATGGCGTATGATGTCAAGGGCGACAGAAACTATAAACTTGTTCCTGATATCATTAAACGAGTAAAAATTAGAAGTGCAGTTAAGAGTGGTGCGTTACTATTTGATAAGTATGATGTCAAGTATGGTGAAAGACCAGAAGATATCGCATTTAAATATTATGATGACGCTGAATTACATTGGGTTGTTCTACTTACAAACAATATTACAGATAGATACTATGAGTGGCCGATGACACAACCAGACTTTGAAGATTATTTGACTGATAAGTACGGTGCAGGTAGTGAGGATAGTGTTCATCATTATGAATTAGCGCAGACAAGTGGACCAACAACATCAAGCGATGACTCACATATGTTAGAAGTTAATTCTGATACAGCAGGTGCAACTACAATCACAAATAGAGAGTATGAAGAAAGAGAACAAAACAAGTTAAGACAAATAAGACTATTAGATAGAACATATTTAAATCAATTTGTCGAAGAATTTGAACGCTTAATACAGGAATAATATCATGCCAAATCAACACCTTGATTTCCCAGGTGACTATAATCTAAACAAGATAGATATAATTACAGCAACAGGCGAAGTACTACCTTTGAGAATGGGTATTATTATGGAGTTGAATGTCTATGAAGATATAGAAAAGAATGCTTTAACAGGTTCAATGGCAATATTAGACTCTGCTAATATTATAACTAACACACCACTACAAGGTAATGAACGATTAAGATTTAAATTATCAACACCAGGCACAGGAGACGCAGAGACAATTGTTGACGCTAGTGAAGAAACAGGTTATCCTTTTTACATTTACGCAATTACAGACAGAAAAACAGTTAGTGAAACATTAATGTCCTACAATATACATTTTTGTTCAAGAGAATTAATGAGAAATGCGAGAACAAGAGTGAGTAGAGCATATGATGGTTCGTTAGACAATACAGCATTAAAGATTTTGCGTGATGAAACAGGTTTAGATTCTAAAAAGAAGTTCTACTATGAACCAACACGAAATAAAGACAAGTTTGTAATACCAAACATACGCCCATTGAGTGCTATGAATTTATTATCAACTAGAGCATTGTCTAAAAATGCAAATGGTGCTGGGTATTATTTCTATGAGACAACAAAAGGGTTTCATTTTCGTAGTTATGAGAGTATGTTAGCAGGACAAGGTAAGAACGCAAGACAACCAAAACTTATATTGCGATATCAACCAAAGACACTATTCAACAAAATGGATCGAAAAAGTTATAATATGCATAATGTAGACTCTTATCAAGTTATGCAACACTTTGATACTCTAGCACAACAAGCGATGGGAACATATGCTTCAAGAGTGATTACATACAATTTCTTTGATAAGGCGTATCAAATATCAGACTATAACTATCATAATGAATATGGTCAACATTTTCATGCCGATACACTTGGTAGCACTTACAAAAGTAACTTTCCGATTACTAACGCACCAGTAGATAGAGAACAAAAGTTAGAAGGCACAGGTGACAGAGGCGTAAGTGATTATCCACATAGTCATGTAGTATTACAATCATCAACAAGATATTTACATAATGATGATACTGGTGTATTTGGTACATCTACTGACAACGAAGGTAAGACAGAAGCAATAAGAATATCACAAGAGAATCAAGTCAATAATTCATTAAGAATGAAAGTTGTTATGCCTGGTCATAGTTACATACAAGCAGGTGATGTAGTTGATTTTCAATTACCAAGTCTAGAACGTAATAAAGGTGAGAAGGCAGGATACGCATATGATGAAAAACATTCAGGTCGTTATGTAGTTGCAAAATGCAGACACCGACTGATTAAACAAGAATATAAGATGATACTTGAATTAGTCAAAGATACAGTATATACTCCACATGAAAAAGGACCGAGAACTTACGAAGGCAAAGAACAAAACTCTAGAGGTAGTAGAGACATCTATCAAGAAGATAAGAGTTTTGATTACTTTAGAGGGTCTTAATATCTCTTACCCACAGACTCTAGAAGATTTTTCCCAGCATACTATAACAGGTCCTAACCCAATAGTCAAGCATACTTCCGAGAGGGGTATCTCAACATATCAGTATAAATAGCAATATGAACATAATAAACCGCTTGACAAAGACATTTGAAAGTGTTATAACAGGTCTCTTTGGTGGTCGCAGAAATGATATAAGAGGTGATTCACGAACACCTTTTGATAGATATGAAGAACGATCCTTTCGAGACAATGACTATATGCATTTATATGAGAGACAGAATCCATCTGTACTTCCGCAAAAAAGCGTAGGCACTAAAGTCAATAAAAGCAAGGGGAATGTATGATTTCAACGAGTGTATATATTAACATAGTGTTGGTTGATTGTCAAGCAGAAAATGCTCGAAAATGACAGGATGCCAATGGTATAAAGTCGGCAGGGTATCGGCAGGAGAAAAAGAATTATGACACAAAATTTTATGGGCAAAGATGGTTTTCAATGGTTCGTTGGTGTCGTTGAAGATAGACAAGACCCACAGAAAATAGGACGAGTGCGAGTTCGTTGTCTCGGGTATCATACAGAGATACACGAAGATTTAAAGACAACAGACCTACCGTGGGCACATCCTATGAATCCTATTACGAGTGCGACAGTATCAGGCATAGGGCAGACACCGCTCGGACCTGTTGAAGGCACATGGGTTGTAGGTTTCTTTTCTGATGGCAGCGATGCACAACAACCTGTGATTATGGGGACTTTGCCTGGCGTTGCAAAGACATTACCTACAAAGGACGGCGACAAAGGATTTCAAGACAGACTCAACGCAAACTATCCAAGATATACAGACGAACCAGACGTAAACAGATTAGCCGTCAATGCCAAAGAGGAGACAACAAAACAAGGGGCAGTCGAGACTACTGAAACAAACCCTCACCCTACCCTTGTACAGAGACGAGCAGATAGAGACCTTGCAGTAGGTGTTGCCAATGTTGACGCTACCACAGTTGTTGATGATGTTGT